TACCTGGGTGGCAGGCGAGTGGGCGAAGTGGCAGTTGAAGCGTCGCGAGCAAGGAGGTGGACATGCTTAGCCGCGAAGCCCTCCGCCAGGCCGCGCAGACGACACCGGCCGTACTGGTCGACTCGGCCCAACTGCTCGAACTTCTGGACGCCGCCGACCGCGCGCCGAAAGCCCGCAAGCCACGCAACACCGCCCAGCAGGACAAGGACGCTGCCGACGATGAGAAGTGCGCGCGCTGGCTCTACGGCGTGCTGCTCACCACGATGCCGAAGGCGAAGCAGCCGAACATCGAATCCTGGGCCAAGGATATCCGGCTGATGCGCGAGCGCGACAAGCGCACCCGGCGCGAGATCTGCGAGCTGTTCCAGTGGGCGCACGACCATTCGTTCTGGCGTTCGAACATCCTGTCGCCGGCGAAGCTGCGCGATCAGTGGGACCGGCTGGCTATTCAGCGCGCAACGGCTGCCGAGCCGAAGAAGCAAGGCGGTAACTGGTGGGCGACCGACGAGACGATCCTTGCGAAGGGCAGGGAACTGGGTATCGCGCCGCGGTCTGGCGAGTACATGGGGCAGTTCAAGGCGCGCATCGAAGCCATCCTTGACCCGAGCAATGAGCCGAAGGTTGCCGCCGCGCCACCGGTGGCCGCCCCGGCAATCCGGCCGACGCTCGCACCACCACCGGTGACTGGCGCCCAGGGCGAGCCACGCGCGCGCAAGCCTGAAGGCATGGGATCGTTGAAAGACTTGGTGCGCAAGGTCGTCCTGCCGGTGAGCGCGCCGTAATGCGCCAGAGCGAAGACATCTGCGCCCAGTGCAAGAACCTGACGGGAAAAGGCGCGCGCGAACAGTGGGCAGTAGGTAAGGGCCGCTGCACTGGTTACGACGACGGCATGGCTCCGTTGAATGACCCAATCGTCGCCTGGAACACGCGGGCCTGTATCTGGTTCGAGCGGGACAGGGACAAGGAACGCCGTGCGGCACGTGAGAAGTGGATCGAAGAATGCTGCGCGCGCGAGCAAAACAACAACGAAGTTCAAGCTGAAACTAAAGGATGACATGAGCGACAAGAACGATCAGGACGTGAAGGGCCCGGAATATACCGGCGGATCCGTCTCTTACTACCGTGTGACGGTCAGCAGCCCGACGAGTCCGGATTTGCCTCCCTACGTGGCCGAGTGCAACGACATCATCGAAGCGCTGGGAATGAATTACGCCGAGGGCAATGCGTTCAAGGCGATCTGGCGCCGCGCGGCCGCGCAGCACCTCGGCCTGGCGAAGCAGGGTTACAAGGATGGTCGGTACGACGCCGAGAAGGTTGAGTTCTTCGGTGGTCGTATGGTCGCGCAGTCGCAGCGTGTGGTCGCGCAAGAAAATGACGCCCTCTACTTGGCTCTCAAAGGGCTGCCTTGATCGAGTTCATCGTACCAGGGCAGCCGGTACCAAAGGGGCGCCCAAAATTCGCTAGGCGCGGAAAGGGCGTCGTCGCTTACACGCCCGCCAAGACTGCCGCCTACGAAACCCTGGTTCAGCATGTAGCCGCGGCGGCGATGGTTGGCAGGGCGCCAACAGCCCGCCCGGTGAAGCTTGTCGTCAACCTCGCCATGCAGGTGCCCGCTAGCTGGTCGAAGAAGCGGCGCGCAATGGCCATCGCTGGCGAAATTCGCGCGACAAAAAAACCGGACGCCGATAACGTCCTGAAGGGCCTAAAGGATGGATGCAACGGGATCGTTTGGAATGATGACGCCCAGGTGATATGTATCGAGTTGTGGAAGGCGTATGACCAGAATCCGCGTGCTACGGTTGCAGTAATCGAGCTAGACGGAGAGGCGGCATAGCGCTAAGGTTGACCAGCAGGGGTACGCCGGCAATAAATAAGTTTGGGCCCGAATTTTCAGAAATTTCACATGCCTGCCAAGGTGGAGTAGACCATGACCACGCCTGCCGAATCCCATCCCCAAAGCGAAGATATTGATGCCGAATTGAAGCGAGCGGAACTGGATCTACGTCGACAGCAGCTGGCGATCCAAAGAGATAGCCACGACCGCGGTAAGTGGGCAAATCCCTTGTTGATTGCTGTGCTCGCCGCGTTCTTGGCTGCGATTGCCAATCTCGGTGTCACCTTGCTAACTGCCGCGAATAGCGAAAAGATGGAGCAAAGAAAATGGGAGCTTGCACGATTGGATGAGCGTACGAAGAATACATCCATTGCTGTGTCAGAGTTCGCGCGTCAACTTGCTAGTGGCTATCAAGAGGCTAGTTGGGTTCTTTGGAAACGAATCAATGACCCCGCTCACTATACTGCGCGAGACGCGGCAACATATGACCGTGCAATGAAGAAGATTCTTCCAGCCGTTCTGGCAAGCCACGTACAGATAGCCACACTGGATCCGAGTCTTTACTCGAGATTTACCCCACTAGTATTGGATCTCACGCAGGTCGACGAAAAGGTTGCTACCCTCCTCGCCGGTGCGCCAGCGCGAGGAAATATGAAACTGATGCGAGCCGTGCATAGCGAAGCAGGTAAGTTGCTCGGAGCTCTGGGCCAGCGGATCGCAACGGTCTATATCGAAGAGCAGCCGCAAGACGCTAGGATTCTTACGCATTATCGAGAAATTAAAGATGGGCGATCCGCGCCTTCGAGGAGTAGCGAGGGCAGCAGATAATTCCCTCAAAATTTTTCACATGGGTGTACTCACCGCAATCGCCGGCCAGCAGCGTACCGCCGGCGAGGTGGCCTGGTTCAAGTTCGAAGGGATCAAGCGGCGCCTGGCGGACAACACGTTCTACACACCGGACTTCTTCGTGATGCTCGCCGATGGCGCCCTGGAGGCGCACGAAGTGAAGGGGTACTGGCAAGACGACGCCCGTGCAAAGATCAAGATTGCCGCCGACCTCTTTCCATTGCGCTTTATCGCTGCACGAGTCCAGGCCAAGAAGGATGGCGGCGGATGGAAAATAGAAGAGTTTTAGTTTTCTAATAGCGCTTGGCGCCGCTGTCAAATCCATGAAGCCTATTGTTCGGATGATGTTGAGGGTAATAGGGCATGCCAATTGGAGGTTGCCCCAGATAATCCCGAAAGCTACTTGGTAATGAGAGCGGCGTTACGAACAGATTGGCTTCACAGCATGCTAGCGACTCATAGAAGTAATCGATTTTGCTTGTCGATTCGTATATGCTGCTCATGATCTCTTGGCGGTTGGTATATAAATCGCGGATTTTTGCTATAGAGTTTTTGTATATTTCCGCATCGAAATTATGGGCCTTGCACTCGGCGGCATATTTGGATAGCTCGAAAAGCTTGTGGACTGGCAAGGTAACTTGCGCCTTCATGAATTGGGCGCGGAAGTAACCAATGCAGTTATTAAAATAATTCTCCCAATGAGGGTCCATTGCGATGAGGGCTATTAATGCTGAGTCATAAGGCTCATCTTCTATTGCGCTATAGAATTTAGGCTTACCGTGAGAGAAGCCATGCAGATAGCGCTTGCGTAAAATTTTTTCTAAGTATGATACTGGAGATTGGAATCGATAGTATGTGTCGACTGAATTAGGTGCAGTCGGGTAGCAATGATGATCATCCATTCCGAGCTCAGACATTCTTCTGGCAACTGCACAAATATTCTCTATTCCATCCTTAAAGGCACGAACAGACTTCAGAATCCGTGATTCTAAAGTTTCAATTTGTCTGCGTTCATTCTCTATCCCTGCCTCAATTTTCTGAATCTCTGGTAAGGCAAATGCTGCATGGATCAACCAACGAGCCCGATCTTCGAGCCAAGCAGCGCCCGCAGTGTTGTGCTCCCGCTTAGCGGCTATATCTAGGAGGTGTTGGGCTTGGTTATGTAGGACTTCTAGCGCGGCACTCGTGTTCTTGTCGTCTAAATTTTTAGCCAACTGTCTTAAAAAATCCCATTGATAGGTCATGTTGAGCTCGAAGGTGCGTTGGTCGGATGGATCAAAAATGCTTGGTCTGCAGATTTAAAGCGGAAGCTGCAACTCTATATTCTAGCAACACTTGCAATTTGGAAAAGTGCGGACAGGCAAGAAGATTGATCTTCAAGTGCTACGCTTGCTCATCCATTGGGAGAGCCAGCCATGTTTGCCGAAAAATACCTTCAAGCCCTCAACACGTCCGACCTGCGCGACGATGAACTGCACCGCCAGACTGAGGCGCTCGCCGCCGCGGCGCTGGCGGATATCTCCGGCGGCTCGGGCCAAGTGTTCGGTTCGCTGCTCGCGCGCGCCAAGTACGCCGACGGCATCTGCCACAAGACGTTCGAGGCTGGCAACCATAACTTGGCGGTGTTGCTCAGCGCTTGGACGAAGGTCGTAACGCAGAAGGGCCTAGATCGCCAGTGGCTCAAGATCAAACACCCATGGGACATCCAGGCCGCGCACAGCATGTACGCCAAGATCGCACGCGTCTCGCTCGCTCACTGGCTCGAAGGCGCCTGCGAGACCTGCAACGGCACGAAGATCGCGCACGGCCGCGCGTGCACGCACTGCGCCGGTACTGGCCTGGAGCCGATCCAAGGCGGCGCTGTCGTGCGGCAGAAGATCGCTGACATGATCAGCGAGCTGGAAGGTCTGTACCAGTCGCACAGCGCACGAGCGGGCGCTAAACTACGCAAGACAGCGTAACCCATGTCAATGTCCGGATAAGGCGGCTGGGAGCGATATAAAGTCAGAATTCTTTACAGCTAGAAATTGACAGAGCAATAAATCATTGATTTTTATAGGAATTTTCAGCAGGCCCAGTTGTTGCTTGATACTAATTTCCAAAATAACTAGGGTATGAATGATGAAGCGCTCTATCTGGCTGTTCGCCGCGGCTCTTATTACTAGCTCCCCACTGGTATCGGCTACTACTATTTCCCTTAATTTTGAGGAATTTGCCTATGGCACCCTCGTGAATGACTACTACAATGGAGGGAAGGATAGTTACAATCGAACTGGCGGAAACGACTATGGTATCAAGTTTACTGGCGGCCGCGTACAATATACCCCTTCTGGCGCCTATCTTTCGGGCCCAACTTACATCACCATCAATCCGGAGAAAATCCGCTCGATTCTTGGTAGTGACAGCTACTATATATCGTTCAATGCAGCAGTTTACTCTGTTGATTATGGGAATGTGTTTGCAAAATTTGAAAGTGGCTTAAGTGAGCCAAATACTTATGTGAATGGCAATGGGAATCCAATGTGCCCCTCTCGTCCAGAATTTTGCGACTATCCTGTTTATCATGGGCAAATGGGCGGCTACTACGTGAGTACCGGCATTGACATTAAAGACGTCGCGCTCCAGATCGGATTTGCTACTGACCGGCTTGACAACATCCAGATTCATTCGTACAACGGTTTTGAAAATATGATACGTCCAGGATCTATTACCCGCGATTATAATACGGGGCGAGATATACCTGAGCCGGCATCATTAGCACTGCTGTGCATTGGAGCTGCTGCCTTTACTGTACGCAGAAACAAACGGAAAGAAGATGTTGTAAACCGCGCCGAACGCGGGTAAACTTCAGTCTTCACACATCCCTCGATCCACGTAATGCGCGCTTCGGCGCCAACGTCACCCGAGGCAGTCGAGTACCCGGCCCGCAGTAAAGCCGGCGCTCGTCTACAGAAAAGGCCCGCTACCCAGCGGGCTTTTGTCGTTTACGGCCCACTTTGCAGATAGCACTGGGGCCGTGCCGCCGCGCCTCATTCGAGGTGGCGGCAACCTTCGCCGCACGAGGTGAATCATGAAGCGCTAACCGCATTCGCACCTGGTCATCACGTAGAAGCGCGACGAAACGCGCACGGGATCAGACTTGCCCGATGGGTTCCGGAGTCCCCGCCCGGATAGCCCCAGAAGACGGCGCCACACGAACGCATCGAATTTGACCTGGCATCGGCCAGACAGGCGAGCGCCTCCAGCGCGCGCGTCGCCGCCGGACGCTGTAACCGGCACTCCGAAGCGCAGCGGCCCGGCCCCGCTGCCCACCTTCCGCTGTTGAAAACCGCACAACGCAGCCTCATGCGAGCTTCGGCGCCTGACTGGCGTAACCAGTCACCACGCGCATGCTGATTGGACTGCTGGGGGAATCCCGGTAGACGCGCGCCAGTCAGCAGTCGTGTGGTGAGCGCGCATTAGCTGATGCGCACGCAGTATTAAGGCGTCGCCCCGCGATGTATGCGATCGCTCAGCGGGAGCAGCGCTGCCGGGTCGCCAGCACCGGCCGCCACAAATGCAATTAACGCATGATGAGGTCAAGTTCGCGCCCGAGCGCCTTAAAGGCGGCGGCCAGCGTATCGATCTTCGTTGCATGCTCCAGGTCGATAATTCGATTTACTTCCTGCCGCGTGATGCTCATAAGCCGCGCCAGATCAGCTGGGCGAACCTTTTGGGCGAGCATTTCGTTAAGCAGCACTACCTTGGCCGACGCACTAAGCGGAAGATCGATAAGGTGCTCGCCCGCCACCGCTTCGGATGGTGGGGGAACGGCGCGCCGATCTTCGAAGTAGAAGTCCATCGCGGTAAGCAGAGCCGAAGCTCCTTCCGCGAATGCGTCTGCTTCATCATTGCCTTGCGCGATTGCTTCGGGGATGTCCCGGAACGTAACAATAACGGCACCGGTTTCGCCGGTCTCAAATTTTGCTGGATATTTCATAGCGCACTCCATTGCGTAGTTAAGTCTGGTGCAGCAGTCAGCAAACCCCTTTCGGGGCTTGCCTCCTTAATCCATTCCGAGTTGTTTTTTGACTGTCTTGATGTAGCGATCATCAAGCTCTTTACCGGGATGCCGGTCTACCGATGTCTGCTTCCCTTTGTAGTAGGCCTTCAAGTGTCTAGTGCCATTCTTGAGAACTACGCCTTGGGACTTCAGCCACCGCACAAACTCAGTCTGTTTCACTGCACCTCCTTGTGTCGTTGTCGATGTAGATACTATAAACAAAAACGCTTACAAAAGTAAGCATTTTTGTTTACGTTATCGTGTGTTTTATTGAGTCGCATGCCGCTCTAATACAGAGTCTCCCTCCAAGCAATTGGATTTCGCCGCCTGCCGCAGTAATGCGTTCGCGGCTTTTTTTATTCATGAGGTAGCCCATGGGCATCGAATCGACAATCATCTGGCTGCGCCTGATGGCCCAGGTGCGCCACGAAGACGTGATCGTTGATCGCATGCGAGCAGCGGCATGAACGATATTGCACGCCTCTACCGCTCGGAGATGATCCGCGCAGTCTTGGGCAGCCGCGCCAACGAACTCAGGGTCGCCGACATGCATCGCCTGAACCAGCTCGCCGAACACATGGCCGACTGCGAGCATGCCCAGACGATCATTCGCGCCAAGGGCTATGGCACTGCCGGCATGACCTTCGTCGACCTGGTGCGCAGCGTGCCTGACAACGTGCGCGAGAAGTTGAAGAAGCTTTTCGGCGCGCCGGCTGTCGCACGCTACCCGGACCTGGGCGAGGTCAATGACACCTGGAGTGCGCACTGATGGCCGCCATGGAACTTAAGCTGCGCACGCGGATCGCCTGGTGGGTTCGCCCAGCGCTCTTCGGCCTGCACCTGGTCGCGCGCATCAGCCCATCCCGTATCGATCGGTGCATCAACTTCATCGTCGACAAGGGCATCATGGTTGAACTGGCATGAAGCTGCAAACCCTCAAGCCCCGACTGCAGAACGCAGCGGCCCGACTAGTGACGCTCGCGCCCGCGCGCCCCAATGTCATCGAACGTAAGCGCGGCTCGGCCGGCGTGCGCGATCGCGAGCGCATCCGTCGACGCGACTGCGGCCTTTGTCAGCAGTGCCAGCGAGACGGCAAGACTGCCATTGGCCATCCAGTCGACCACATCGTCCCGCTCTGGAAGGGGGGGAGCGATGACGACTCCAATAAAGAAACCCTCTGTCATCGTTGTCATCATGTTAAGACCGCGCGTGAGGCGGTGGAGCGTGCGCGCGGCTACTGACCCAAGTCGGCGCGCCTAGTGCGCGGCGACGTGAAGCGTATCAACGGGCGGGGCAGGGGCGGGGTTGCAAGTATGCAACTATTTTCGATGGACACCCACTAGTCTCTCAGTTGCAGATTAAATCCCCCTTGGAGGTATTTGTTAATGGCTTTAACAGGCAAAAAGCGAGCCTTCGCCGATGCCGTTTTGGCCGGGTTCTCGAATAAGGAAGCCGCAATCAGGGCCGGCTATAGCCCTGCTACCGCCGCACAGGCGGGGGCACGCCTTGTTAAAGACAAGGATGTCGCCCCTTACCTCGCGCAACATCGAAAGACGGCACCAGGGCCTGCTCCGCTCGCCCCTCCGCCGCCGCCGGCCCCAACGTTTGACCTCGGCGCAGCACTGATGCATTCGGATCCGCGGGCATTCCTGCTTGCGGCGATGAACGATGGTGCGCTTGACCCGAGGCTGCGTCTCGACGCGGCGAAGGCGCTCATGCCGTTCACTCACGTGAAGCTGGGCGAAGGCGGCAAGAAGGATCAGAAGAACGAGGAGGCGAAGAAGGTCGCGAGCCGCTTCTCGGCAGCGCCGCCGCCGAAGCTCAAGGCAGTTAAGTAAGGAAAAGCTATGGAATGGTCGACCGCCTGTCCGGACTGGGAAGACAGGCTGAAGGCCAAGCTGTCGATCATACCTCCGCCGATCTTCCCGGAGCAGGCCGAGCAGGCGCTCCGGATCTTTAAAGAGCTGCGAGTCTGCGACCTACCACAAACGGTTTGGGATGATGATCTCGGCACTCACCGGAGTCCAAACTTCGGGGAGTGTAGCGAGCAGTGGGTATTCGACTTCGTGTCGGCCATTTTTGGCGGGTACAACGCCGAAACGGGCGAGCAGCTGATCCGTGAGTACTACTTGCTGATTAGCAAGAAGAACACGAAGTCAACGATCGCCGCCGGCATCATGCTAACAGCGGTGATCCTCTGCTGGCGTGAGGGCGAGGAACACTTGATCCTGGCGCCGACGAAAGAGGTGGCGGGCAACAGCTTTGGCCCCGCTGCTGCGATGGTGCGCGTTGATGATGAGCTCTCCGCGCTGTTCCACGTGCAGGACCACGTGAAGACGATTACCCACCGCGTCTCCGGAGCCTCGCTCAAGGTTGTGGCCGCCGATACCGATACAGTGTCCGGCAAAAAGTCAGGCCGGGTTCTCGTTGATGAGCATTGGCTATTCGGCAAGCGCTCTAACGCGACAGGGATGTTCATGGAGGCGCTAGGTGGTCAGGTGTCCCGCCCGGAGGGTTGGGTCATCTACCTGACTACGCAGAGCGACGAGCCGCCGGCGGGGGTCTTCAAGGAAAAGCTGGACTACTACCGGGACGTTCGCGACGGGAAAATCAAGGATCGCAAGTCGCTTGGCGTCCTGTACGAGTACCCGCATGCGATGGTCAAGGCGAAAGCCTACCTCGACGCGTCCACCTACTACATCACCAATCCGAATCTCGGGCGCTCGGTTAGCGCAGAGTGGCTTGAGGATGAACTTAGGAAGCTGCTTCACAAGACGGACGGCTCGCTGCAAAAGTTCGTTGCCAAGCACTTGAATGTACAGATTGGCATGAACCTTCGTGCTGACCGCTGGACTGGGGCTGATTTCTGGGAGCGGCAGGCAAAGGCGCCAGGGTTGACCCTGCACGAGCTGATGGCTCGATCCGAAGTGATCACCGTTGGCATTGACGGCGGCGGACTGGACGACTTGCTAGGCCTTGCCGTCGTCGGTCGCGAGTGCGGCACGAACAAGTGGCTTGCCTGGACAAGAGCCTGGGCCCACCCGATCGCACTGGAGCGCCGAAAGAGCGAGGAGAGCAAGTACAGCGACTTCGAGCAGCAGGGCGACCTGGTGATCATCGCGGAGCTGCCAGGCGATGTCGCCCAGGTGGCAGCAGTGGTTAAGGAGATCAGCGAGTCTGGCCTGCTTGCATCGGTCGGCCTCGACCCGGAGAAGACCCACAAGGTGATGTTCCAGGCTCTGGTCGATGCTGGAATCGACGAGACCAAGTGCTTCGGCGTTTCACAGGGCTGGAAGCTAATCGGCGCGATCAGCGTCGCCGAGCGGAAGCTGGCCGAAGGTGTCTTGCTACACGGTGGGCAGCCCCTAATGAACTGGTGCGTCAGTAACGCCAAGATCGAGCCGCGCGGGAACGCTGCGCTTATCACCAAGCAGGCATCCGGCACCGGCAAGATCGACCCACTGATGGCCCTGTTCAATGCCGTCTCGCTGATGGCCCTGAATCCAGTCCCACAACAGACAACTTCAATCTACGACGAGGGCGTAACGATATGAGCTTCATCGACTGGGCGACCCTCTTCGCCGGTATTCTCGGCCTCGCCTCCATTACGGCTGGCACTTGGATGATCTTTCCGCCGGCCGGCTTCATCGTCGCCGGCATCAGCTTGCTGGCCTGGTCGTACATCGTCGCCCGCGCTGGAGCTGGTGCCGGCAGCAGCAAAGGATAACGATGTTCGCCAAACAGTTTTTTAGTTCGCAGACAGCGAGCGGTGGCGGCGGCTGGTTGTCCGGCCTGGGCGGCGCACGGTCCGATGCGGGCCCGCTTGTGACGGTCGAGTCGGCGCTCGCGCTCACCGCAGTGCAGAACTGCGTCAGCCTGCTGGCCGAGAGCATCGCGCAGCTGCCGCTTGACATCTTCCGCCGCCTTGAGGATGGCGGCAGGGAGTCGGCTAAGGACCACCCCCTTCACCGAATCCTTGCCTTCAGGCCCAATGGGTGGCAGACGCCCTTGGAATACCTCGAGCAAAGCCAGATGAAGGCAGGCGCGCGCGGGAACTCGATCAGCATCATTGCGCGCGACAGCGACGGCACGGTCACCGACCTGCTTCCGGTGCCGACTGAATCGGTCCAGGTGCTGAAGGGGCCGGACCTGATGCCGTATTACCGCATCGACGGCCAGGATCCGATTCCACAGCGGATGGTGCACCACGTACGCTGGTGGAGCTTGAACGGCTATGTCGGCGTCTCGCCGATCATGCTGCACGCGAACGCAATCGGGCATGCTCAGGCCATCCAGCATTACGCCGGCAAGTCGTTCCTCAACGGCACCGCGCTGTCAGGCGTCATCGAGCGGCCGCGCGAGGCTGCCCCGATCAAGGATCCGTCCGTGATCGACCGCATCACCGACCAGTGGCAGCAGCGGTACGGCGGCAGCGGCAATGCAAAGCGTGTGGCGATGCTGCAGGAGGGGATGACCTTCCGCGCATTGTCTATGACCAACGTCGATGCCGAGCTGATCCTCGCGCTGAAGCTGGCCAACCTCGACATCGCGCGCATCTACAAGGTTCCGCCGCACATGATCGGCGAGCTGGATAAGGCAACGTTCTCGAATATCGAGCACCAGGCCATCCAGTTCGTCATCTATACGCTGCTGCCCTGGATTAAACGGCACGAGCAGGCCATGATGCGCGACCTGTTGCTGCCGAGCGAGCGCGACGAGTATTACATCGAATTCAACGTCTCAGGCCTCCTGCGCGGTGACCAGGCCTCGCGCTATGCCGCGTACGCCGTCGCCCGACAGTGGGGTTGGCTGTCCGTGAACGACATTCGTCGCCTGGAAAACATGCCCCCCATCAAAGGTGGCGATACCTACCTGCAGCCGCTGAACATGGTCGATGCGGCCAAGCCACTGCCAGTCGTGCCACCCAAGGCCAGCGCCGAGGCGGTGGCAGAAATCGAAGGAATCCTCGCATGAAAAACCGCCTCCGCATCGCCGGCATGATCTTCAATCAGCCGCTGATGGTCACTGAATCGATGCTGGATCAGGCCGCCATCTGGGCCAACCAGCGAATGAGCCTGAACATCGTCAACTTGAGCGTCAACGGCGCCCAGCCGCAGATGATGGAAGACGATGGCCCGGTCTACGAAAGCGCCGCGGCGCGCGCAGAAGAGGCGCGGCGCCAGTCGATCGCGGATACCGGCGTGGCCGTGATCCCGATTCATGGTGTCCTGGTTAGCCGCAGCATGCAGATGAACCCATGCGAGACCATGACCAGCTATGAGCAGCTGCGCTCCCAGGTCAATGCCGCGTTGGCGGATCCGGCGGTCGAGCACATCGCCTTTGACATCGACAGCCCTGGCGGCAGCACGACGGGCTGCTTTGAGCTCGCAGACTTCCTGTTTGAAGCGCGCAGCGTCAAGCCGATGAGCGCGATCGTGAACTTCAGTGCTTATTCGGCCGGTTACCTGCTGGCCTCGGCCATCGGCGACATCTCGGTATCCCGCACTTCGGGCGTCGGCTCGATCGGCGTGATCGCGAAGCACCTGGACGCATCGGCGCGCAATGAGCAGATGGGTGTGAAAGTCACGACGGTCTACGCCGGCGCGCACAAGAACGACCTCAGCCCGCACGAGCCGCTGACCGAACAGTCGGCCAAGTTCCTCAACGATATGGTCCAAGGCTACTACACCCAGTTCGTTGATGCGGTCGCACGGTATCGCGGCATCGGCGTTGACGCCGTGCGCGGCACCGAGGCTGGCGTCTACCTGGGGCAGGGCGGCATTGACGCGGCGCTTGCTGACCGCATCGAGACACCCCAGGCTGCGGCTGACCGCATCGCTGGTCAAGCGCGCCAGGCACGCGCTGCGCGCAGTACGAAACATGCATCCATCGGGGCCCGCGCGAAAGCGATGGCTCTCCAGACCCAAATTTGACCGCGTTCGCGGGACAAGCAACCAGCCGCCTACGGGCAGTTTTTTCATTCTAGGAGAGGCAAATATGCCAACCATCAACGAACTCCGCAGCGAACGCGCCAAGGTCAATGCCAGCGTCCAAGCGCTGGCCAAGATCGAAGCCGACGGCGGCCAACTGACCGTCGAACAGCTGACCGAGTTCGCCGGCCTGCAAGCCAAATTCGGCGACCTGACCGCACAAATCACCCGCATGGAAGCGGCCGAGACCATCGCCGCCGCGGCTGCGGTGCCGGTCGACCGCGCGCACGGCTCCGCCCACCAGCCGGCCGCGCCGCCGGCAGCCAGCATGCCGGCCACCCCGCGCACCCCGGAAATCCCCGGCGCCAAGATGGCCCGCATGGTCCGCGCCCTGGCTCACGCCCAAGGCAACACCCAGGCCGCCGCCAAATTCGCCATGGATCGTGGCTTCGGCGAAGAAGTTGCCATGTCCCTGAATACGCTGACCTCGAGCGCCGGTGGCGTTCTGGTCCCGGTCAACCTCGCGTCCGAGGTGATCGAACTGCTGCGCCCGAAGGCGCTGGTCCGTCGCATGGGCGCCCGCCCGCTGCCGCTGGCCAATGGCAACCTGACCATCCCGCGCCTGAAGGGCGGCGCTGTGGTCGGCTACATCGGTAGTGATACCGATGCGCCGGTGACCAACCAGTCCTTCGGCGATCTGAAGCTGTCGAGCAAGAAGCTGGCGGCCCTGGTGCCGATCTCGAACGATCTGCTGGGCTATTCGGGCTCGAACCCGAACGTCGACCGCATCGTGGTGGATGACCTGACTGCCGCTATCGCGATTCGCGAAGACAAGGCATTCATCCGCGACGACGGCACGAACAACACCCCGAAAGGCCTGCTGGCCTGGGCGCTGGCCGGTAACAAGATTGCCGCATCGGACGGTGCGACGCTGCAGAAGGTCGAGACCGACCTGAACAAGGCCATCCTGGCGCTCGAAGGTGTCGACGCCAACATGGCCCAGCCGGGCTGGATGATGTCGCCGCGCTCGTTCCGCTTTCTGGAAGCGCTGCGAGACGGTAATGGCAACAAGGTTTACCCGGAGCTGGCGCAGAAGCAGCTGAAAGGTTACCCGGTCGGTACGACCACCCAGATCCCGAACAACCTGGGGACCGGTTCGAACCAGTCCGAAATCTACTTCGTGGACTTCGGCGACTGCTTCATCGGCGAAGACGAGACCCTGCTGATCGACTACTCGAAGGAAGCGACCTACAAGGACACCGACGGCACGATGGTCAGCGCCTTCCAGCGTGACCAGACCCTGATCCGCGTGATCTCGAAGCACGACTTCGGCCCGCGCCACGTCGAATCGATCGCGGTCCTGACCGGCGTCGCCTGGGGCGCCTAACAGCGCTGACCCCGGCGCGTTACGGCGCGCCGGCCCATTCATCCAACTGGAGACGATCATGGTATCGGTCAAATTCATCAAGCCCTGGTCGGCATACAGCCCGGGCGACATCGCTGGCTTCGATGAAAAGCGTGCTGCAGCGCTGGTCGATGCCGGCGCGGCAGAGCTGTACGACGAGAATGCCGAAGTCGCCGCAGGCGAGCTGGCACCGGCCGCGGAGCAAGCGGGCGCAACGCCCGACGCGCCCGAAGCGTCCGAAGTCAAGTCCGGCCGCGGCAAGAAGTAACACATGCGTCCCGAGACCGTCGCCTGGCTCGCCAACGTGCGCGCCGAGGCAGCGGCCCTGGGCGCAATCCTCGTCATCGTTCGCGGCCCGGCCGGCTCGGTGACGTTCTTCCCTGAAGACATAGTCGGCAAGTCCGACGACGAGCTGCTGGCGTTCATCGCTGGCCGGCTCGCTGA